TTAGTGATGTTGTATATAATACAAACGAAACGTCACCATTAATTAAGGGATATTATAAATGGAATGGGACGACTTGGATTTTTTTGGGTGTGGATAAAAGTTCGCGTGTTACAACATTTAATGTAACGAACAATGGTAGCGGAAATTATTTAATAAATGGAATTTCAAACCCAACATTATCTTTAACTAAAGGAGTAAAATATACATTTAACATAAATGCAACCGGACATCCATTTTTAATTAAAACGATTAGTGGTATAGGTACAAGTAACCAATACAACTCAGGTGTTACAAATAATGGAACAAGTAATGGTGTGATAACTTTTGTGGTACCACATAATGCCCCATCTACATTATATTATAATTGTCAGTTTCACATTAGTATGGCCGGGCAAATTAATGTTACTGATTCACCATATTTGGATTATAACCTACCACTATTTTTAGAAGCAAAAGCTGATGAATTAGGGGTGATGGTTGGTTTTGATGGTGAGATTGAACAAGCGGAACAACTGTGTAATTTTGTTTATTCCGCTAATACCGGAAACACGCTTACTGTATATAACTCAGCTAGTAATATAAAACTAAAAAGAATTATCGACGCCACATTTACAATTAATTGGGGTGACGGATCAGCGACCCAATCTATAGGTATTTTAAGCGGTTTAACGAAGACTTATTCAACAGCTGGCACAAAGTCCGTTTCTATAACAATGACAGCCCCATGGAAGACAGAAACCGTTACAAAAGACATTAAATTACCATTAATTAGTAATACCCCAACAGATTTAGCAGCATTTACATACTCCGGCTCAACATTACCATATTTTAATACCTCTGATGATTATTTACAATCTGGTAGAACACAAAATTATGGTAACATATATGATTATTCTGGAAATTCTTTTACAGGAACAACAACATTTTTGGCTTTAGGTAAAAGTAGAAAAATTGAGAAAAAATTATATGGTGGTAACACATACAGTGGTGTTACTGGAACAACAATTGCAATTGAGGGAACAACATATAATTGTGACAAGTATGTAATAGACGGCTTAACATACCTTGATTTATCTGATGGAACAACGTATATTACTGGTAATACTTCAACATTTACATCAGAAACTCAATTCACAAAAAAATTAACTAGAAATGATCATTATCTTGGTTTTATTTCAGAACCTGTTGTTTATTCTGACATTTTTGTTGAGAGAGGAAAAATGGGAGTATCTGAATTTAACTTAAGATTAGGTGAAATAGATAATATAGGAGAATTAGATATCTATGGAAATGGATTTTTCGTGGTGAAAAAACAATAAAATTGTATTTATAAATAAAAGAACATGGCAGTAGGAAGTTACGGAACAATAAGACCAGCAGATGTGTCCCCAGAAGATGTAGAAATTATACTTCATTATGTGGCAAATAGAGCATCAACAACAGAACCGACACTAACAAAGTTGGATTCATCTGATATTCTGACCCCGGTTTTTCATAATTCAGAAACGGGAGGAACATCCGATACCGAAATTTTAGGTGGTTTATATAATCTTAGACTAAATAGTGACACATTTAGTGACTTAGGTATCTACACTTTACACCTTAGACCAAAACAAATTAGAACAGAAATTACTGATTGTGGTGTTTTAGCATCGTTACCATCAGTTAGAGGGCTGGTTATAGATTTAGGTAATGTGGGTACAGACGATAGAAATAAGTTTGTTCCACAAGGTCTTGTTGGTTATAGAGTAGAATATATTGACAAATCAAATTCACAAAAAGTTCCTAATTTTTACAGAGTAGTAACATCATCATTTTATTGCGAACCCGTTACAACAAATTTAACAAATAGTACACAAAAAGCAATTAGATATAGATATTCAGATGCACCTACCAATTTGGTATTTTTAACCCTTACACCGTCTTCTGCACCTAGCAATCGACCAAATGTAACACCATTTATCGGGGAACCATCACAAAATATTATTTTAACCAACAGTTATTTTAACCCAACCACCGTTGAGGTTGAAATGGTTGAGCATGATGCATCAACACTTGCACTCGCACTTTATGGTAATCAAAGTAAGGCGTTAAATTCTGGTATTTACACAATTTATGACAATAACAATAATAACGCGATTTATAAACAGTTCAATCTTTATGAAGTTAAAGATGATCTTAACGAAACTCTATATGAGATTCGTGAAGAGAAAACTGATATAGACCAAACATTAAACTTTGACGATATTACCGAATAATGGCAACAAGAAAAGTACCAAGTCAGGCTGCTAGTGGTTTCGAAACTTTTAGCGACAGTATTGTTGGAAGACAAATTACTGACGGTACTAGTCAATTAACTAACTCAAACTTTGCTTTAGATAGGGTCATTCCCGAAAAAGACACAAAGAACTTTAAAACAGCACCATTTTCTGATTTTCTTACCTTAGAGGATCTTAAGATAGAAAATGATGCCCCAACAACGGTTAGACAATCTAATGGAGAAAAAAGGCCAATAAGATTTAATTCAGATAAAACAGAAGGGTCTAAATCACTATTTGGTTCACTAAGAGAAAGAATTAGAGTTTCAGTTGGTAGAATTCTTAAAAATTACCCAGCCGCGATTTATGTTAATTCGGAAGGTTTATCATCCACTTCAGATTATTCTGCTGAAAATATTGTTTATAATCCAACAACAGATAAAACAACATTTAATATTAAGTCAAGTAAATTTTTTAACCCATTTGATATAGTTTTATCTGAACCGGTTGCAAACGATTTACTTTCAGTAGACAATGAAATTAGAAATCTATTTTCATCATACAACAAATATAGTATTGCTATTGGTGATAAAACATATAACATATCAAAATATACTGAACCAACATCTAATAATGTTGTTTCATTGGAAGTTTATGGAAAACCATTTACTGGTTCGACATATTCAACAAGTTATATAATTAGACCAAACAATTCTATTGTTGAAGAATTTTATCTTGGTTTGGATGATTTAGAACAAACATTATTAAATAGAGAAACATTTCCCATATTTCAAGCGTCGTTTAAAGTTCCTAGAACTAGTTTAGATGAAACAAAAACAGATTTAATTTATGTTTTAGTGGAATGGCCGGTTTCAAAAGATGGGTGGAACCCGCAAACAACCGGTTTAAAATTTGATGAGTATATAACTAAGTTAAACGACTTAGCAACAGAAATTGATGATTATAAATCAAATTTAGTTACCAGATTTTTAGTTGCACCACAATTATTTGAATTCGACACTGAAGACCAAAAGATTGATAAAATATTTCAACTTTATGGTCAAAGCTTTGATAAAGTAAAATCGTTTATTGATAACATTGCATACATGAGAAATGTGTCATATGATTCAATAAACAATATTCCGGATGTTTTTCTTAAAAATCTTGCTAACACATTAGGTTTAAATACTATTAATTTATTTGATCAAAAAACATTAGAAGAACAAATATATAATTCTTCTAAATCGGTTTATAATGGTTCATCTATCGGTAAAAATTTGGTAGATGGTGAGTTAGAATTTTACAGAAGATTATTAGTTAATCTAGCATTTATATATAAGTCAAAAGGAACAAGAAGTAGTATTGAGTTTTTCTTAAAATTCATTGGTGCTCCAGATCCAATGATTAAAATCAATGAGTATGTTTATAATGTAAAAACGGCGATTTCTAAAACTTCAACAGAAGATGATATTTTCAATGTTATTAATAATGTTGCAGTAAATAATAATGTAACGTTTAATTCAACAACATACACATATAGCTTACGTGCGATAACCGGAATGACAACATTCAGTAATACTACTGATTATCCAATCGATACTGACACATTTTTACCAAAAACCCCAACAACAAATCAGGATAATATATTTTTCCAAATGGGGTCTGGATGGCATAATGTTAGTCTAGATCATAGATCTTCAGACATTATAGATACAGACAACTCTAGTGGTACGTTTGTTGACGGCGAATTCGTATTAACAGGTAGAACAAAAACAATTTTAACAAAATCAAAACCATATTCATATGGTGAAGAATTTTTTGACATATATAGAACATTCCCAGGGTTAGATTATGGTTACACATTAGAAAGTAAAATAGACAATGTCAAAAGCCAAGTTGTTGATGATTTAACAAGTACTGGTTTAATTCTAAACAGAAAAAATATCAGTGTGTTTGTTAGCCCAGCTAACGCAAGCAATTATGATATATGGAGAAAGTCTAGAGAATTAGAGGTGGTATTTGGGAAGAATAGTTTAGAAGTACAAAGTGATGTAAGTTTTGCTGAATATCTTGAAAATACTTTCTCAAAACAGGTAATTAATTCAAACTTAGTAAAATACAAAAAAAATTATATACATCTAGAAGATGTTTATCAAGATTATGTTAATCAATTAATTTCTTCTGGGTACACACCATATGACATGGTTGATTCAACAGATTTTGTTAATCAAATGAGTCCATATTGGTCAAATGTTTTAGAACAAATCATACCATCAACAACATTATGGATGGGTGGTAATTTAATAGAAAACAATATTTTTGCTAGACCAAAGTTTTCATATAGAAAACCTTGCAAACCAATTGAAATAATTGAAAATCTTTATCCAAATTTTGAAACATTTATTGAAGAAGATTTGGAAACTATTGTTGGTGATCCTGATAATCTTAGAGGTTTAATTTATTTTACTGGAGTTACGTTCACATTAAAAATGGACATTGATGGTATTGAATATAGTGGTACAACATCTCAAGTTAAAATAACCGGAAGTACATTATTTGATACCGGGTATACCGCAACAAATAGTTGTAGTGTTTTAGCAAGTTCTTCAACAACAATACCATTAATTTGTGATTATAAAAATTGGATTAAATTAAATTTAAATACAACTAAGAATCTTTGGAAAACAGCTGTTATTAATTTAGTAGATAAAATCAATTCAACATATAATGAACCTATTGCTGGTCACATACCAACTGTATCACCATATAGTGGTGTTACTTATGGTTGTACTTCACTTCCGGGTGGTTGTAATGGTTATACTCAATTAATATCATATGAATTTTTTACAGATAATGATGGTATTGAAAAGGTTAAATTTATTGCACATAGTAATTCAGACTGTTCAGAAAAAAGATATTTAGATTTTTATTTTGATGCCAAATATGATTATAGTGATCCAAAGTGTAGTTTAGATTTAGAATTTACAACGGTTTGTCCTGATGGTGTTTTATATCCAGTATATGATGGATCTACAGCGTGTAAATTAAAATCTGATGTTATAGTTAATATTACTGGGGCGACTGTTCAATCTGGTGAAACGTATGGTTGGGGAATTTATGTACAAAGAAATACTATACCACTTATAAATGCGTATTCTGGATATCATCCAGTACATACCGATACAACCTTTGCACAAGTTAGCGGAAATACATGTCAATTTAAAATATCAAACGTGTATGAAGATGAGGTAATAGATTTATTATTTACTGATGCAGCTAACTGTGATAAAAAAGTTAGAATTAATGGATTGAATTTACAATATGTTGAATATCCCGCAGAAGATGACCCAAACACACTAAATGTTATTGAAGACATGCCAATTGTTGTTAATACTGGATTCACTATACATCCAAGAGTTCAATACAGAAACTCATACAATTATGGTTTAAAACATGATACTAGAGTCTTATTAGTAAGCGGTGCTACAATTAATAGTTCAACAACATCAGCAGATATACAAAATTATATTACTGCCGGAACTTTAGTTAAGAGATCTGTTAAAGACCTTTCTAATGGAAATGTGGTTGTTTCCGCAAATTATCTTCCATGTTCAACATTATCAAGTGGTGCATTTGAAGTTGCTAAATTAACTAATAATTACTCTTTTTCATATTCATATACAACATACACAATACATGATATTGATTCACTAGGTTCGGTTAAAACTAGTATGGTTAGTGGAAGAACAATTAGTGGAACAACTGTTGTTTTTGAAGTTTTACCAACAACTAAATTTAGAATTTATACAAATAAGGATGTTAACGAAAATACGGGTAAAGTAACAAAAAGAAGTGGTTATGTTTTTGAAACAAGATCACCAGAATTTTTACAAATAAAACCTGAAACACCAATAGAACCATGTTGTGATTACCCATCTGATTATTATGATACTGGTGATTATATTATAACAGAGAAAGGAGAGTTAATCGAAGTAACTGCCGTTGATTTAAATTACTGTAATATTAATATGTATTATAACATAAATGTAGCAGGAACTAAACCAACAAATTTAATAACGTTTAATGGTAATTCAAATTATTTAGCTTTAGTAGAACATGAATATATTGGGTTTGAAAACGTTGGTACATATATGCAACAATATTATACAAATGAATATTGTACAACGGTACCATCAATAGGATCGTTACTAAGAAATTATTCGAATGTTTGTACTGGTGCTGCGGCATATACCTGTGAGGGTTCATATCCAATAATAACACCGCCACCAACTCCTACACAAACTCCAACACCTACACCAACTAGGACTCCAACACCAACACCAACCAGGACTCCTACACCAACACCGAGCCCAACTGCGACTCCGGTACCACCAACTGCAACACCAACTAGCACACCAACACCGACACCAACAGCAACACCTGCTGATGACTTCTGTGTTGATATTGTATTCACAGGTGCAACAGCAACACCGACAGCAACAGCTATTGTACCAACTGCAACACCAACCCCGACAGCAACAG